TGTTATGTGGTGTGCAGCCCAAGTTAAATACAAGATGCCCAATGTGGTGTGGACTCCTGGCGGAGTTGAAGCGTTCAAAGGAACTGGTGCTTGGAGCAATGCAGAAACTGCATCGCCTAAGCCTGGTGACATTGTGTTCTTTGACTTTGTTGAAGGTGGTGCACCTGTAGAGCATGTAGGTATTGTCGTTAAGGATAATCTTGATGGCACTGTTACAACCTATGAAGGCAACACTAGCCCTGAAAAGAAAGCCAAAGGTTCACAAGCCAATGGCGGTGAGGTAGCGGAGCGTATCCGTGCCTACAAGAAAGACAACAAGCGCAAACTCACATCTTACATTGTGGGATTTGGCAGACCGAAATGGAGCAAGTAATGAGTGCAACACTTAAAGAACAACTATCAAGCATTGGTGGTACATACCTTCGTGCTTTTATTACTGGTGCAGTTACAGCCTTTACACTAGGCAAGACAGAACCTAAAGACTTTCTTACTGCTGGAGTAGCAGCAATAATCCCACTCGTCATGCGTTGGGCAAATCCAAAGGATGCTTTCCCAAACAAGAAGTAAGTTTAAACAGAACAGCCCCTCGCTTAAATGCGGGGGGTTTTTTTGCTTTTCCAATCTTTATTATCTTGAGTCTTTAATCGGTGGCAGTTGGCACATAGTGTCTGTAGATTTGTCATGTCATTATTCTGATGGTTGCCATCTATGTGGTCTATGTCTAATTGACTACGGTGTAGTGCTATAAAGCCACACTCCTCGCAGTAATCTTTTTTATACTTGGCTAACTTGACACGATTCATGTTGGACTTGGTTCGGCACGACCAATAACCACGCTGCTTTAACTTAAGTCTTGTTGGTCCACACACTGCACAAACACCCCACCTTTTCTCAGGGTGCTTGAGTAGCAGACGATGCTGCTTGGGCTTATCCCCCTGTTGAATAGAACCCTGAGGCATTAAACTTTACTGGCGGTGCAATCCAGATTCTTTCCATCAATGTATTGCAGTTGGCTGAACACATAGGTGCATCAGCCTCTGCATGTATAGAACGCTCCACTGTGTAAACAACACCACACTTGGGGCATCGGTAGTCATAGTTACTCACGAGTACGCAAAACCTTCTTCAATGCGTTTAAACGCCTAAGTCTGGCTTGCTGCTCTTGCACTACACCAAGTTTAAACGCAACTTTGTATAGTGCATAGTGTTCAGTCAAAACAATCAGTATTAAAATTATTTTCATTATCATCCGCTGGTGTAGGTACGGTTACCAGCGCTCCACAATCGGCGCATTTTGCATCGGTAAACCATAGGCTAATATCATTATCTTCAAACATGCATCCCACTTGAAAGACAAGGTGCCCACAATTAAGGCACACACTTGAGGGAATACCACGCAAGTTTACAATTAGCGGTGGCTTCGCTCGGCTCTTGAGGAGCCTCGCTATTACACCCTTTCGCTGCACGAACAGGAGTGTAACCACTGTTTAAATTACATGTGTGTAATTCGCCTTCGGCGTGTCGTTCAATAGAGCAGACTTTGTGTAGTAATCTCCCCTATTGAAAGGAAGATAAATGACACTTGAACAAGTAACAGGCAAGAATTATGTCAGCCACTCAGCCCTAAATACATGGCTTAGTTGTGGTTGGCAGTTCTACCTATCACGAATCCAGCATGTGCCCGAAGCCCCATCCTACTGGTTAGCAGGGGGTAAGGCGGTGCATGAGGCAACCGAAAACTATGACCGCTTATACCATGGTCAACCTAATCAAGATGACTTCTCAGAGATTGCAGCCTTCTCGCATTTTTGGGATGTCAATTACAAGGACACCGACAACGGTATGCCTTGGCGTGCAGGTGGTCGGGCTACCAAGGCGTATCCAAACAAAGAGGATACAAGTTGGTGGTTTGATAATGGTCCTAAGATGGTTAACTTTTGGACACAGTTCCGTCAGGACAGTGGCTTCAACATGTATCAGTTACCTGATGGCAGTGAGGCTATTGAAACAGAACTTAATCAGGAGGTTGAAGGCGTGCCTATTAAGGCGTTCCTTGACCGATTGATGGTTGCACCAACAGGCGAGTTAGTTATTGTGGACATCAAGACAGGTAGTAAACCACCTGCTGGTCTAACTCAACTAGGTATCTACGCAATTCTTGTGGAGAAAACCTTTGGTGTTCGCCCTTCACTTGGCTCGTACTTTATGGCACGAACTGGTGAACTCACACAACCTGAAAACTTAGACCGTTATACCGAGTCACGACTTGGTTCATGGGCTAAGGGATTTGAGTTGGCTATGGAAAATAAAATCTTTATCCCATCAGTTGGATTCATGTGTGGCACATGCTCAGTTAACAGTGCGTGCTATGCAGTTGGTGGTAAAGACTCTCACCTCTACCCTGAAATACCTATAGGAGAAAACAAATGAGCACTACCGAAGCAGCAATTCAAATTAACTTCAAGACAAAGAAAGATGGCATGTTGATTAACCTTCGTGCCAACGATGCCATTGAACTAGATGGTTTGCTAGATGCACTTACCGAACGCCTTGCTGCGTTGATTGACCTTGAACAAACCGTTGAAGGTATGGCTACCCCATCAGCAGCAACCATTGCTGCAGCATTTCCTAATGCACAGGTAGTAGCACAGGCTCCAGTTGCAGGTTACAAGCCAGCAGGTGTCACCCAACCACAGTGCACATGCGGTGCAGGACCAATGCGTTTGGTTCCAGCAGGTATCGCTAAAGCAACTGGTCGCCCATACAAGGGATTCTATGCATGCCCTCAGCCTCAGGGACAGGCTTGCCAAAACAAGGTGCCCGCATAACCCATGCGCCTACTCAGCCGTGCTATTAGAACAGCATCACAGGGTGGTGCCACGCTTCCTGTTGTGTGGCAATCACTTGCTGCTCAACAAATAGCAATCCGTTACGGCGAGGTAAGCATGATTGCTGGACCGCCAGGGGCAGGCAAGTCAACGCTTGCTCTGTCCTTGGCAGTCCGTGCAAAAGTTCCAACACTTTACATCTCAGCAGATACACACTCACACACCATGAGCCTTCGTCTACTTGCATTACTTACAGGTAAACAGCAACAAGATGTTGAGCCATTGATGGAAGCAGATAGAGATTGGGCAGCACAAATGCTCAAGCCTGCTGACCACATCATGTGGGAGTTTGATTCATCACCAACGCTTAAGGACATTGAGGATGCAGTCCTTGCTGCTCGTGAGCGACTAGGTGAGGATGTGCGTTTAATCGTTTTAGATAACGCAGTAGATGTAACGATGGATTCACAAGATGAGTGGGGCGGATTGCGTACCTTGATGAAAGAACTTAAGTGGTGGGCTAGAGAAACTGGAGCAGCAGTAGTTGTGTGTCACCACACTAGCGAAGGCGTGCCAGGAAACCCATGTCCCCCACAGAAAGCGCTGCATGGAAAGGTGGCGCAGACTCCGAGTTTAATTCTTACCGTACATAATCAGATTTCTACAATGGGAGTCTGTGCAGTTAAGAACCGATACGGTCCAGCAGATGCAACTGGTGGTACACCAGTGTGGTTATCGTATGAACCAGCATCAATGCAAATCAATGATGTTATTTCATACGAACCAATGCAGTTAATTTAGGAGAACACATGAGTAAGTGGGAACTTACAGTAGTTGAAAATGCAGGAGAAATCCCAGCATCAAAAGTCAAAGACGAGATTGCAGTTGAAACAAGACCTCTCCTCATAGACATCAAGGCGCAGTTAATGCTGATGCCTAAGACACTCGTATACACCGTTGGTTGGAGGGCACTTGTTTGGCAAAATAAAGAAACTGGTCAGTTCAAAGACATCACAGACAAAGAACATGACGAATACATTAGGACTGGCACTATCAATCTCACCCCAACAGATGGAACAGATGGTACAGAAACTGAACCTGCCAATGGAGATAAAGGAAGCACTGAAATCGGAGATACCACAAGTCCTTGAACGGATGGAGGATGTCGCTAAAAAGATTTATGACCCACATCAGATTTGGTTAGAGTCAATGCAGTTTGCTGACTATGTAACACAGTTAGCAGAACATTTAAACGATGACCATGGGTTTGAGTGCACCAAAGAGATAGCAGAACAGTTGGCTAACATGTCTAACTCGTTTAAACAAATGGGAGAGAACGCTCTCCAAGTTCTTGATGAATCGGAAAGGGAGATTAGTGAGTCACAGTTCTAACGAAACATTATCTATTGGTTGGTGTGACAACGGTATGGTTGATGGCAAGTTTGCCGAAGGCATTATGTATACCACCATCACTGCGCCTACTCGCAAGTTGGCAGTCAACAATGCTATCCGTGTGCAAGGTAATCAGATTGGCAGACAACGCCAAGCGTTACTAGACATGTGGTATGACCAAGTTAAAACAGATTGGTTGTTATGGGTTGACTCAGACATTGTGTTAACCGTTGATGTGCTTGAGATGCTATGGAAAATAGCAGACAAGAACACCAAGCCAGTTGTTAGTGGCGTTTACTTTATCTCTAAACAGATGGAGTCATCACTAATGCAACCTATGCCTGCTTTGTTTAATGAAACAGGCGAGGAGTTTAGTATCCGTTATGTTCACCCACTACCAGCAAGTGAAGTCATTAAGGTTGACTGCGCTGGCTTGGGTTTAACACTCATGCATCGCAGCGTTGTGCCTAAGTTGCGTGCTTTATCCCCTGACTATTCAGTGTTTGCTGAACAAGAAAACATTGGAGATAAGTTTGTTGGCGAGGACATTGTGTTCTTCCGCAATCTTAAGAAGGCAGGCGTTGATGTTTATGCACATACAGGCGCTCGTGTTAAACACATGAAGCGCTTTGCCTATGACGATAACTACTATGCATTGTACTGGCAGGCTGCCCAAGCAGCAGAAAGACAGACAAAGGAGCAAGCCAATGGCAACGCAACAGCAGAGTAACAAGCGTAGGGGTGCAGCATTTGAGATTGACCTTGCTGATTGGTTTATGCAACAGGGTTTAAACGCACAACGCTTACCTCGTGCTGGTCGCAATGACATTGGTGATGTATTTCTACCAGCAATCAACGACATCTATGTGATTGAAGCCAAGGCACCACGGCGTGATGGCAAGGTAGACCTGTCGGGTTGGTTGCGTGAAGCGTATGTTGAAGCAGAGAACTATCGTAAGTCTAAGAACATGAAGGTAACACCAACACCATTGGTAATTATCAAGGCATCTAACAAAGGAATTGAGGATGCCTATGTAGTTCAACGACTGGGTGATGTCCTTGCAAAACTCTAAACATGACATCGTTAAAGTTCTTGAGCACTATGGATTTGAGATACCACATGGTAGGCGTGGCTGGTTCACACTGCGCTGCGCTTTCCATGGTGATAGAGTTAAGTCAGCCCGTTTAAACATAGACAACGGTGGCTTTCGTTGCTTTGGTTGTGAGATGGCTGGTGATGTGTATTCACTTATTATGAAACGAGAAGGAGTTGGGTTTAATGAGGCTAAGCAAATCGCAGAAAGAATTACTGGCGAGAGCAACGGAGAACTACGAAAGAAACCTAGCGGAGATACTTCCGTACCTGACGAGCAGAGGTATCACAGAACAGACCGCTCGTACATTTCGCCTCGGCTTCGTAAGAGAGCCTGAGATTGGACACGAGCCTTACACTGGCAAGTTAGCAATCCCATACATCACGCCAACAGGAGTCATTGACATCCGCTTCCGTAGTTTAAACGCAGATACAGGTCCGAAGTACATGAGTAGACCAGGGGCTACGACACACATCTTTAACATCGGCGCACTGGGTGATGACTCCGAAGTGCTTGCTATCTGTGAAGGTGAACTTGATACTGTTGTTGCTACACAAGCAGGGTTCAGTGCGGTTGGTTTGCCTGGGGCTAACAACTGGAAATCTTTTTATTCTCGTGTGCTTGCTGATTGGTCAAAGGTTATCTTGCTGTGCGATGGTGACAACGCAGGGCGTGAGATGGCTAAACATTTAAGTAGAGAACTAGACAATGTGTTCCCTGTGTTCATGCCTGAGGGTCAGGATGTTAACGATGTCTACCTAATGGAAGGCGCAGATGGTTTGCGTAAGAGGGCGGGCGTTTAAACATGATGGTAAAGAACTCATCATTTGATTTGGACTTTGGCTATGGTCGTAAGGGCGAACAATTAGTTGAGGATTTACTAACAGAAGGCAAGACTATTGAGGTTAAGCGTGACCGTAAGTGGTGGAATACGAACAACATTTACATAGAAGTTGAGTGTTGGTTTAACAAGAGTAAATCGTGGGAGCCATCGGGTTTGATGGTTACTACTGCCGAGTATTGGGCGTTTGTCCTTGAGCGTGGCGTTGTCATGGTACCAACAGACCATGTGCATTATGCAATCAGGGAGTTTGGCAGAGAGATTACTTGCGAGATACCACCGAACTGGAGTAAAGGTTTTTTAATTACGATTGAGGACTTACTAACAACAATGAAGGAACTTAAACATGGACATGAATAACGCACCGTTATGGGAGAGCGTATACAAAGTGGCACGCTACAGTGCAACACGATGCGCTCGCATCCATCGCAATCTCGTGTCCGTTGATGATGTGTACCAACACTTACTCCTGTGGGCAGTAGAACACTGGCACAAAATTGAGGAGTGGGAGGAACAAGACTCATTAGTGTTTAAACTTCGGCGCACATTTAACAATGAGTCACAGAAGTTTGCTGCTCGTGAGCGTGCATACAAGAGTAAGTCATCACCATCAGATGCTTTCTATTACACACATGAGGTACTACAAGAGTTGCTTAAAGATGTGTGGCGCTATGACCAATGGGTAGAGAGCGCAACACCTAAGGGTGATGAGTTCATTAGTAAATCAAGCAAGCCCAGCGAAGGCATGAATCGTGAGGCTATGTTGTCTGATGTTAGCGGTGCGCTTAAGCGTTTAAACGAACAAGATAATCTTCTTCTTCAACGCAGGTTTGATGGCGGTGGCACAGACTTTGATGCGCTTGCCATTGAATACTCCGTGAGTGAGGAGGCTTTGCGTAAGCGTGTTAGTCGTGCGCTTACCAAGTTGCAAGACAGGCTAGGTGGAGAACAACCTCAATGGAACAATCGTAGATACAGGAAACCCGATAATGATTAGACCTAAATACCAACGCATGAAACCATGGAACTGGTTGGGACTGCCGTTGTATTATGTAGGCATCTGTTTAAACGACATAGGTTATTACATTTACCTGGCTGGAGATAAGATAGTGTGGTTTAAACGCAAGCAGATTGGATACATAAAGAAATGATTATTGGTTTGAGTGGGTATGCACAGTCAGGTAAAGACACAGTTGCTGAACTGTTGTGTTTAAACTATGGCTATACACGGATGGCATTTGCTGACCCGATGCGTGATGCAATCTATACATTGAATCCTTTTGTTGAAGGTGGCAATCGTGTTGCTGATTTAGTTGATGAGTATGGATGGGATGTAGCCAAGGCTAACCCTGAGGTACGCAGATTACTTCAAGTGTTTGGTACTGATGTGGGTCGCAAGCAATTTGGTGATAACTTTTGGGTGCAACAAGCCTTTGATAAAATGGAATCAACCAAGATTGTATTTGCTGATGTTCGTTTCCCTAATGAGGCTAATGAAATCATGCAGTATGGCGGTCAAGTGTGGCGTGTAAACAGACACAATCATCCACCAGTTAATGGACACAAGAGTGAACATGCGATGGATAACTTTATGTTTAAACATGTTATCTATAACGATAGCACGCTTGATGATTTGTCTGATGAAGTGTTTATGTTAGCAAAGGAGTTGGGTCTATGACACGAGGCGAGTGTTGTTTAAACTATGGCGAAAGTATCCTTGCAACATGGCGTGCACGCATCCATAAAAAAATAGATGATGCTCATGTTGGTATGGAATTGAAATCAATCCAGCATGAGTTGCAATACTGGGAAGGTTTTAATGCAGGATTAAAGTGGGCGCATCGCATAGTTGATGGCGATAAATCTGCTGATTAAATACAGAAGCCCCCTCGCAAAGACTGGAATCCGCAAGGGGGCTTTTGTATGGGCACCTACTACATGCTTCCCCTTCACATAGGAGATGCCCAATGACTACAACCTATCACATGTTCATGCCTCGTGGGTCAGACACCTGCAAGTTGAGGGCTTTTCTTGCTGCGTTCCTACGAAATGGGGTAGTTCCACCCCACACACCACTGCGTTCATG